AGGATTAGTTATGGTGCTATCTCTAAATTTAGAGATTTCATTAATCAAGAAGTTTCAAAACATAAAAATATAATACTTGAGGGTGATAGGTTCTGTCGTGCCAAAGATATTGAATGGTTGTTATCAGAACATAACTCAAAGGTTTATATATTAAAAGTGTCGCCCTCTGTAGAGAAGGAACGACATATTGGTAGAGGGGATGAACAGTCTGAAAAGTGGTTACAAACTAGAAGGTCTCTCATTGCTAATCTACAAACTAACTTTCTTCTTATGGGCGAACTAGCAATCCGTCAAACTGATACAGAAGAATCATTAACCGAAGTAAAAAACGAAATCAAGGAAAATTTAGCATGACACAAGAAAACACAGTAATCAGTATTCTTTTCATTAACGGTATGGAAATTGTAGGACGGTTTGTTTCTGAAACAAACGTAGAACTAAAAGTATATAAACCTCGTATGGCACAAATGTCTGAACAGGGTGTAGGGTTGATTCCTTCCATTACTGCTACAGGTAAAGAAATTGATGGGGAATTTACATTCAGTAAAAATAGTATTATGTACTATACAGAATCAGTTGACCAAATGGTAACAGGATGGCAACAACAAACTAGTGGTTTGATTGCTCCAGCAAAAAGTTCAATTATCTCTTGACTTTAGAAGATGGTTGGGTTATAATAAACAAAATGGAAGCAAAGGATATAGATATGACTGATGAACGACTACTACTTGATTACACTCGTTTTGTTGATGAGGTGACTTCTGATGAATCGAAAGATTCACAGGCATTTTCAGATGCACTAGATATAATTGATGAACAAGGTTTGGCCCCAGAACGGTTAATTACTGCCGCACTTGGTATCACTGCTGAGGGGGGTGAATTTGCAGAGATTATTAAGAAGTGTTTGTTCCAAGGCAAACCTATGGATGAACATACCATATATCACATGAAGCGTGAATTAGGGGATGTAATGTGGTACATTGCACAAGCATGTATTGCTCTTGAATGCTCATTGGAAGATGTTATCTATATGAATATCGAAAAGTTAGAAGCACGTTATCCAGACGGTTTTGACTCTTTTCGTTCTAACAATCGAAATGAAGGAGATGTGTAAAGTATGGACTTTTTAAAAGAAATTGCTAAGACTGCGGGCAATGAATACGCAGCACTAGTTGCAGATGGAGTAGAGGCAGGAGATGTTGATAGTTTTATTGACACTGGTTCTTATATCTTTAATGCACTATTAAGTGGTTCTATTTACGGTGGACTTGCCGCAAATAAAATTACTGCTGTTGCAGGCGAATCTGCAACTGGTAAAACCTTTTTTGTAATGGGTATGGTTAAGTCATTCCTTGATGCAAACCCAGATGCTGGTGTTTTGTATTTTGAGTCTGAATCTGCAATTACAAAACAGATGGTTATGGATAGGGGTATTGATGTTAATCGTATGGTTATCTTGCCTGTTACAACTGTACAGGAATTTAGAACACAATCATTAAAAGTGTTAGATGCATATCTACAACAAAAGGAATCAGACAGAAAACCAATATTGTTGTGTCTTGATTCACTTGGAATGTTATCTACAACCAAGGAAGTAGAAGATACTGCTGATGGTAAAGAGACACGAGATATGACTCGTGCCCAAGTTCTTAAAGCTGCATTTAGAGTGTTGACTTTGAAACTAGGTAAAGCAAAAGTACCAATGGTAATTACTAATCACACATATGATGTAGTTGGTTCTATGTTCCCTACTAAAGAAATGGGTGGTGGTTCTGGACTGAAGTATGCGGCATCATCTATCGTATATCTTTCTAAGAAGAAAGAGAAAGATGGAACACAAGTTGTTGGTAGTATTATTCACTGTAAGAATGCAAAATCACGTTTGACTATTGAAAATAAGGTAGTTGATGTACGACTAATGTATGAACGTGGACTAGACAGGTACTACGGACTGCTAGAACTGGCATTAAAGTATGATATCTTCAAATCAGTTTCTACTCGTATTGAGTTGCCTGATGGTACAAAGACTTTTGGTAAGACTATTAATAATAATCCAGAGAAGTTTTTTACTCCAGAAGTTATGGCACAATTAGATGAGGTTGCTAGTAAAGAGTTCAAATATGGACAACGCCCAGTGGAACTAGATGTTGACGAAGACGAACCTGTAGAAACAGATGCAACATAATTTTGTTCAAACTTACAGGGATGTAATTACACCAGACCTTTCTAAACAGTTGATTGCTATGTTTGAAGAATCAGAGCATCAACATGAGGAAATTCAGTTAGAAGGACATCGTTCTTTTACACAGGTGACATTGCAAAACCATACAGAATGGAAACCTTTCGCTGAGATGTTAAGTGAGAGGTTCTTCAAATACATTGAGCGGTACATGCAAGATTGTGAAATAAGTAGTAAGATGTTCCCAGAACATTTTGCATTTGAACAATTTCGTATGAAACGATATTTGCCCAATGAAGTTGATGAGTTTTGTGACCATGTTGATGTAGGTGATATCGATAGTGCAAAACGGTTCTTAGTATTCTTTCTATATCTAGATGACAATGAGGGTGGAGCAACAGACTTTCCACAATTCAATATCAGTGTCAAACCAGAGATAGGAAAGATGTTAATGTTTCCTCCAATGTGGACTCACTTGCATGCTGGAAGAAAAGCAATTGAAAAACCAAAATACATTATAGGGAGTTACTTACACTATGTCTGATATTAGTGAAATGTACAAGTTTGTAGAGAATAAAGATAAGACTTGGACTGCTGTGGGACTTACTGCAAAAGCAGGTAAGTATCAAGGGTTAGTCTATAAGTACGGTAAAGTTAAAGTGGTTGAGAACGAAGAAAAAACAAATGCCTCTTTACAATTCGAATGGGATATGTTAGACTCTAATGGACTACCAAAAGAAAGTATTAAAGATGATTTCTTTGAACTTGCTGGTAAGATATTAGAAGATATCATACACAAACAAATAGATGGAGAAGATTTACAATATGTCAACGCAGACGATAGAGAAGACAACCCTCAGTAATTTAGTATTTAATGAACCTTACACTCGTAAGGTTTTGCCATTTCTAAAACCAGAATACTTTTCCAATCCAGAGGAAAGGATTGTATTTGAAGAGATTACTAAATTTGTAGAAAAATACAATAACACTCCTACTAAGGAGGCTTTGTCTATTGAAGTTGATGGACGTAAAGATATCAATGACGAGCAGTTCAAGAGGGTAAATCAAATTATTGAAACCCTGTCTGATGCAGAAGTTGATATGGATTGGTTGGTAGATACTACTGAAAAGTTCTGCAAGGACAAAGCAGTATACAATGCAATTCTTAATGGTATTCAGATTATTGAGGGTAAAGATAAAGAGCATACTGCTGAGGCAATTCCATCTATTCTTTCAGAAGCATTGTCAGTTGCATTTGACCAAAACATTGGACACGACTATATTGAAAATGCAGATGAACGGTATGAGTTTTATCACAAGAAAGAAGAGAAACTTCCATTTGATTTAGAATACTTTAATAAGATTACTAAAGGTGGACTTCCCCTAAAAACTTTGAATATTGCACTTGCTGGTACTGGTGTTGGTAAATCTTTGTTTATGTGTCACATGGCATCTTCTACTTTGATGCAAGGTAAAAATGTATTGTACATTACTTTGGAGATGGCAGAAGAACGTATTGCAGAACGTATTGATGCAAACTTGATGAATATCTCTATGGACGATTTACACGATTTGCCTAAGAAGATGTTTACTGACCGTCTGTCTAAAATTCAGAGTAAGACAAATGGACAACTTATCATTAAAGAATATCCAACAGCATCTGCTCACAGTGGACACTTCCGTTCACTTATCAAAGAACTTGCATTAAAGAAATCATTCAAACCAGATATTATCTTCATTGATTATCTGAACATTTGTGGTTCATCTCGTTTCAAAGGTAATGCGAATGTTGGTTCTTACTTCTATATCAAAGCGATTGCTGAAGAACTTAGAGGACTTGCAGTAGAATGTAATGTTCCTATTATGTCTGCAACACAAACAACTCGTGGTGGTTTCAATAGTTCTGATGTAGGACTAGAAGATACCTCAGAATCATTTGGTTTGCCTGCAACTGCTGATTTGATGTTTGCACTAATTACTACTGAAGAGTTAGAACAACTTGGACAGATTATGGTAAAACAGTTGAAGAATCGATATAACGACCCAGGCGCTAATAAAAGATTTGTTTTAGGTATTGACAGGTCTAAGATGAAACTGTATGATGTAGAACAGGAAGCACAGTATGATATTGTTGACAGTGGACAAAGTGACACACCAGCATTCGATAAATCGCCTATATCTGCACGATATGACAAGTTTAATGATATAAAGGTGTAATTTGTCTTGACTTCCTAACATTTATATATTATAAATAGAAGTGTAATAATATTTGTGCAATGGAGAAATTGATTAAATGCAAGGATTCAAGAGTTATATTAACCTTGATGAACAGGCATTACACGAAGAGACACTTCCGTCTGAATTTTTTGATGGATTTGAATTTGAGGTAAACTCAAAGGCATCTTCAAGTAAGAGAACTGTTTATCGGGTACGTTCCACTGATAGGGACAACGATAGAGATGAAATACTAAGACGGCTTCGTCAAGCAGGTATTGACGCCACACTTGGAAATGGTTCATCTTCAGTCGACCCTGTAGATGGCACTTTTGATGATAAAGCATTTAGGATAGAAGTTAAACCTCTTTCTGGTGGTATGGGTGAAACAACACTCAACTCAAGTATCACCGAATTATTCCCATGTATCGCATTTGAATTAAAATACACTCCCAAAAACATTCAAGACTTTCATCAATGGTTAATGACTGTTGATACACGAAAACTTGCGTGTGTAGATTCTAAAGATACAGTTGCTGCAAGAGAAACAATTAATAAAGCAGATACCTCAACTAAGTTTGAGGACAAGATGAATAATGCAATTGCAATATTGCAGTTCATTAATGATCAAAATAATGACAAGCCAATAAAAAATGTATATTGGGGATATCGTGCAAAACCTGCTGGTGTTCCTAAATCACATCCAGGCGATATGTTTATTAAATATCAAGATAACAAAATTCTAGGTGTTAGTTTAAAAGCTGGTGGTAAGAAAACATCTGAACCACAACTCAACACATATGTAAGACCAGTGTTTACTGCAATGGGAGAAACTAAATCATTAGATTTATTGCGAGGCCTTGCATATGCACAAGTGTATTCTAAAATTGGTGGTATACCTCCTGTTGCAAATTTTGATGGTGGTGCAAATGGTAGACATAAAGACAGAGCAAAAACAGAGAAAACTCTAAAAGATTATGATAAGGCAAACAATCGTGCTTACGAAAAAGATTACGATAGCATGCTTGAGATTATGAGAAAAGGTACTGTTGATTTATTCAACAAGAATAAGAAGGCGACACTAAAATATATTAAAGAAGAGATTTTAAGAGATGCTCCAGATGTTCCTACACTTGTTATTAAAGCAATTGGTAGTACATATGAAGAAGTGACTGATAGAGATGCAGTAGGTGTATTCCTACCCCAAGTTAAGTTTGTCAAAGCAATGGCATCTCCAAAATCAAAACAAAATTGGTTTATTGTCTTGCAATCTGGTGACGATAGTATTACAATGAATATGTCAATACGTTCAAACAAATCTGGACATGCTGGTAAAAAGAAACTTGGGCAATTCCCTACTGGACTTGCTATTAAATATAATGGGATTGCAAAATGATTTCGTTCTCACAACATTTAACTGAAGATAAGGGTGGAAAGAATCTACACTTAGAGCATATCGAAGATGAGATACTAAACTTTGGTGTGTCTGGTGGTAGAGCTGCAATTAACTTTGTACGTTCTCTTAGAGATATGTTGGCAGGTTCATCACGCTCATCTGTTAATATGACCGTTAAATGGGATGGCGCTCCAGCAATCTTTGCTGGTATTGACCCAGAGGACGGTAAGTTTTTCGTTGCAAAGAAATCAGTATTCAACGCAACACCAAAATTATATAAGACTGCAAAAGAGATAGACGATGATGGACTATCTGGTGCATTGAACAGTAAGTTTAAAGTTGCCCTTGCAGAATTCTCTAAGTTAGGAATAAAGGGTGTACTTCAAGGAGACTTGATGTGGACTGATGATGTAGAGACTGACACAATTGATGGTGTTCGTTATTATACATTCCAACCTAATACAATCGTATATGCTGTTCCTATCGACAGTGACTTTGGACAAAAGATTAAGAGTTCTAAAATTGGAATTGTGTGGCACACCACTTATACTGGTAGCGCACTTCAAGATATGAAAGCATCATTTGGAGTCAATATTAAAGGACT